AGGTTAGTAAAAGCATCTACCATAGCTGCGCCAGAGCCAGCTCCATCTGAATATACAGCTTTTACATGACCTGCTGGGATCGTTACATTTGCGCCAGATCCTTGCGAAATAATAATGTTTTGTGATCCTGATGTGCCGTTTTCAATAAACCATAGTTTAGATACGGTATTTGGGCCAATCGTTATAGTGCAAGCTGAATCTAGTGTACCTGTATATTTTAAATAAATAGATCTGCCTGGATCAGTAGAGCCGTCTGCAATAGTAGTAGTGTGGGTATCTGCGTTGGTTGTTATAGCCTCTGTGCCAAAACTAAACGCCTCAGCAATAAGCTCTAAATTGGTGTTTGTTTCTGTTCCCCAGGTACCAGAAGATTCACCGGTACCGATTTCTTTTAATCTTAAATCATTTGTATAAGCTGCCATATTAAACTCTTCTCATATTTATGCCGCGTCTCTACCTGCTTTTATATTAGTATAATTGGGAGATTGACTTGTCGCAACCTCTGAATAGCTAGCAGTTTGTGAGGTCGAAACTTCGCTAAAGCTAGGTGTTTGCGATGTGCTAAGCTCTGCATAGCTTGCAGTTTGTGTGGTGGAGATTTCTGCAAAGCTTGCATTTTGGTCAGTGTCTATCTCTCCATATACTAAAATAAAGCCAGGATTAGTTGTTATATCAACACCTGTGATATTAACATCAGCTGCTGCGGTTGGACTAATTGCACCAACGCCACTGTTAGATGCTTGCCCTGTAAGCTCTAAGGTTATGCCAAAGTTGATAGTTGGTGTGCCTAGTTGCGATGTAGCAACTTGCGAATCTGGTGTTACATTGGCCGCAGCATTGGTGGTTACAGATCCTGAACTTGCGGTAATTACACCAACCGTTGACACAGTTGTATTTGCATCTGCTGTCGGTGCTATGGATCCTACAGCACTGGTGGCAGCTTGACCTGTTGGTATGATGTTGGCTTTCCCGGTTACGGTCAGAGCGCCAGTGCTTCCTGTGGCTGCAACTCCCGTAACTGAAACATCGGCAGCTGCGGTAACACTTGGAGCTCCTAAGCCAGTGGTTGCGGCTGTGCCACTAACTTGTACTATGGCTGCGGCAATAACGCTCGGTGATCCAGTCGATGCTGTAATTGATTGACTTGCCGGGGTGACGTTAGCTTTAGCGACTACGCTGACTGAGCCAACCGCAGAAGTTATGACGCCTACGCTAGATAAGTTTACTGGTAAGGCGCTTCCCCACGCACCTTCTCCCCAGGATCCTCTACCCCAGCCGTTGATGTTGGCCATTAGCTTAAGTTATCTCTTACTGCAACTAACAAAATCTTAATATTATTAAGATCTGCGCGCACCGGATCTGTCATAAAATCAAGTGTAAGCATGGAGTCAATAGTAGCTATAGCGCTAATAATTTTTTCTTTATCGGTCATCGTTTTTATCAAAAATATTAATTTGATTTGGGTTGTAGATTTTTGTAAATTTGTGTAAACTAGGGGTGATGGCAAAAGAAACTTTATTTTTTACATGGGAGGACGGTCCTGCGGTTGTCGATCCTGTTGGCTTGGGATATGAAGGATATTTCATAGCGCCCGGTAAGTCTGACTGGACACTAGCTATGCCTAGCCAAGTAGCCGACTTTTTGATTGACGGTGAAAAAATGTCTAAGTCTGCATTTGCTGACAAGTTTGGCGTAATCGGTAAAGATTTGCCCGAGCTACCAGCTGAGACATAGCCACCCATAGCAAATTTTTTAACGTCTGGTTTATAAAAACTAGGATCAATTTGTTTTTTAGCAGCGCCAAATGTAGCACTCATTTGTTTTTCAAGTTCCTCTCCTCTCCTTAAAATATCAGCATTGATTGCTTGCCGTTCTGCTGCATCAGTTGGCATGCCTTTGGGAAATAAAGATCTAAACTCTTCAAACGCACGATGATTAACGTCAGACGCGCGCCACATAGGTTCGGTGATTGCAGATATTTCAGCGACTATTGGCTCACCGCTGGAGTTGGTAAATTTAATTAGTAGCTTACGATCGACAAAACCTTCGGGTTTTACTAATCTGCCTTTGTCAAAAGTTTCAAAATTTTCTTTGACCAGTCTAACCAAAGCCTCTTCCTCTGCTGGTGTGGAGACTAAGACTCTTGTTCTAATGGGATCGGTTAGCTTTGTTACATCACCTTCATACTTATCGACAGATTTTTCGATTGCTCTAGGCACTTGTTTTATCTTGCCAACAGGCACTCCATAGCTGTCAAACTTAAGTGTTGCACCAGGCAAGCTGGTTGATAGATTTAAACTTGCTGCTAATTCATCTATGCTCTGATTAAACTCAGGCGCACTACGCACAGCTCGATCAAACATTTTATTAGCATCGCGTATCGTATTGCCAGAGTATAGATCCTCTTGATGTTTCATAACATCTGCTTTGGTGGTTGGTAAGCTAGCAATACCGCTTTTTAGCGCTTGTTTGCCTGGCCGCAACAAATCACCAATCAGCGGTAAAGCACCAAGAGTTGAGAGTCCAGCGATACCCGCATACATTAGGCCAGGTTTTATATTGCCTTCTCTAAACTCTTCGATTGCATCGCGGCCATATTTACCGCCAGCGACTAAGTCTGCTGCCATTCCAGGCGGTGTAAAACCAGCTAATATCTGCGCTGGTAAAGGCACATTCTCTTCGTAGCCTTCAACCACTCGATCTAAAAGATCTTTGTCAGCTGCTCCACCTTGTTGGAATATGTCAATATTTTGATACATTCCATGATTATAACTGAAACGCTAACTTTTTCTATTCGTGGTGCAGTCCTTGGAACTTACGTTTTAGGATCCTGTGGACTTTGTGATACGGAAAATCCTCATAGCCAGGATGTGAACTTTGGATCTGTTTGGCTATCTTCCTTGCACCTAGGCCTTTTTCGCGTAACGCCCAAATATGTTTGAGCACTGCAAACTCCTCAGGTATAGGCACTAACTTCGTTCTGCGTCTGCTGCCAGAGTCGTCATACTCCTTGCGATAACCAAACGGCGTTTTACCGCCAATAGAATAGCCTTTCTCTGCATAGACAAGTTTGCCACCGTTAAGTCTTGACATAATCGTTTCTCTTTCAATCTCAGCAAACATGGCCATATTGGTGACAAGTTGTTGGTTAGCAATCCTTGTCATATCCATCTTTGCCTCTAGGCCTGTTTTGGCTTTTTCTTTAGGTAAAACCACAGGTATATCATTGAACATATCGCAGAAATACAGTGTGATACCAGTCTCCTCAAGCGTTGGTATCATGTTCAGCATTTCGAGAAAAGATCTTGCCAGTCGGTCGAGCTTAGTTGCTACTATCACATCGTTGGCGTCCATCACGTCGGTCAGCTCCCTAGAGCCTGGTCGCTCTAACAATGGCTTCATGCCGCTGATGCCAGCGTCGGTAAAGAACTTATCAACTTTCCTGCCGCCGTATTTGTTAGCGACAAACTCCTCAATCGATCTCTTTTGTTCTTCGAGTGAAGAGCCGTCTTTGACCTGTTGCTCAGACGATACTCTGATATAACCGTAGATATGGTTTACTTGTTTTCTTGGTTCAATCATCTTTTTCTCCTGCAAAAAATTCAACTAAATATTTTTCATCAAACTCATCAAAATCAAGCTCGTTAAATTCGTTGTAAGTACACCAACCTGCTCTTACTCTTGCCAAATCTTTATGTTTTTTACTGATTTTTTTTGCAAATTTAAAGGCTTGATCCTCCGAAATAAAATTGTCAGATAAAAGAAATGAATCGTAATAACCTCCATGTTCCATAAAAACCTTTTCACTAAGTTCTTCATTAAGCTTTTCCATCTCACGTTTTTTTGCTCTTGCAAAACTCTCTTGAAACGCGTTAGGACAAAAATATTCAACATAGTAAAGGTATTGATATTTTTCCATTACACTGCCTCCTTAATAAATCTATATTTTGATGATAAATCTGAATGTGATCTGTTTGGCCTAGTTGCCCAGCCTTTATT